TTATCGGCATTGAGCAGGACGACAAGTACTTTGATATTGCCACCGAGCGGATTTACAAAGACGAACCCCAACAAATATTAGCCTTATGACACACCCCATTATCCGAATGCTTCGGTACAAATACGGGTTGAGCGAAGCGGTCGCACTTGCGACGGTCAAGGCAATCCGCAGAGGATTGAATATGAAAGCGAACGAAGAGGTTACTGAATTGATGTACCTAAGCCACAAAAAATGAAAAACTTACTTTGGTTAGGTGATTTGAGGAATCCGTTTTTAAACGAAGAGAATAAGATCACCGGCGATATTTATGACTAGAATATTAATTGGGTTTTGAACTACAATCAGTTCGTCAAATGGATTGAAATGTACGGATTCCCAGAATTACACTGAAAAGACGGGTGCTGATTGTGCAAAGTGGTTAGTCGATAATTCCGACAGACCACTACCCCAAATCTATATTCATTCTGCAAACCCCGTTGGAGCGGATTATATTAAAAACGAACTATCGAAAAAATGACAAGACGCGAGCAGGTTTTTCAAGAGTTCGACAGCATGACAAGCGAAGAAATTAATGAGCGGGGATTTGCTCAGACTCTTGCTGAGAAATACGGTTACACAAATAGTTCGGCAATCCTAAAGGCGAAAGCTGAATATTTTGCGGGCAAATCGGATGAAACGGGTAACGCCGGAATACTTGAAGTGTTCGCAAAAATCGGACTAAAAAAGGAAACCGCCGACCACGGCTGGATAAAACATAAAGAGATTTCTGCCCACTTCAAAAACCCTTATTACTCTGCTGATAATATTCAAGATGTAACAGAATCTTTCGAGAAAATCTTAAAGAAATATCAAACTAAGATTTTCAAGAAAGCCCCAATAATCAAAGATTCGTTTGAAAAAATGTTAATCGTCACCACCACCGACGATCACGTAGGAATGAACCCAAACCCACACGGATTGGGTCTATTCGAGTACGAATACACGCCGCAGGTGTACAGAGATAAGTACGAAGAGGTTTGGGCAACTATCTGCAAAAAGTACGATGATAACCGAGGGGCGTTTGACGTTCTTTGCTTAGATAACTTAGGCGATGAGCAAGACGGGTGGCATGGTTATACGACCCGTGGGGGGCATAAATTGCCGCAGAACGCAACAAACTTTGAGGTTGCCGAAGTGGTCATGGATACGAAAATAGAACTACTACATAAGTGCATTGATAACGGCATTGCAAAGAAGGTAATACTTCGCAAAGTGGGTAACGATAATCATTCTGGAGATTTTGGCAAGATTGTAAATTTGGGTGTAAAGAAAGCTATTGAGGCAACTTATCAAAAAGAATTAGTTGAAGTGGATATTTTGCACAAGTTTATCGAGCAGCGATTTTGGGGAAAACACGCGTTTCTGTTGACGCATGGCAAGGATGAAATTGATAGAAAGTTTGGATTGCCGTTCTATTTGAACGACAAATCTATTAACTATTTGAAGTCGTACATTGACCATTACGGACTGAATCAAAAGTATGATAGAATCCACTTGGATAAAGGCGATTTGCATCAATTAGGCAGCGAAACAATTAAGTCACTTACGTATAATAACTTTATGAGCTTCGCACCCGCTTCGAGTTACTGCCAACATAATTATGCAAATAATGCTCCCGCAGGATTTACGTGGAGAATAGTTCACAAGCAAGACACACAAGAAGAAAGAGGTAACATTTATTTTGACTATAAGAAAATATGAAATTACAAGAACAGATTCAAGAGTTCAACGAATTTGCCGAAAAGCAAGCAGATATAATGTTGAAAAAGGGCAATGACTACGCCAACGAAGACCGACTAAGTAACTTCAAGTTAGTTGCTCAGATTACGGGATTAACGCCCGAACAAGTGATAATGGTTTTCATCGCAACAAAAACGGTGCGGTTGGGCAACCTAATTGCAAGCGGGAAGGCTCCAAATAATGAGTCAATCGAGGATAATTTACTCGATTCGTCAAATTACAATCAACTACTTAACATGATTCGCAATGATAAAAATACTAAGTAATCTCTCTCGAATCACAAGTTTTGGTCGAACCTTAATCGGGTTGGCTGTGGCTATTGCTGTGTTCTTCTTCCTACGTAGCGTATTGATAGATTGGCACTATAATAAGTACGTGAATCCCGTTGTTGTTGTGAAGGTGGAACAAGCCACTAAGCCTTTGTTATTTTCGATTGATAGCCTTACAACCGCCGCAATCGAGTCGGGCCAAAACTTGACAATTGCAACGGGTCAGATAAGCGAATTGCAATTGATTATTCAGACCATCAACGGGCAAAAAAAAACCACCGAAAGCAAGTTGCAATCGGCAGTCCAACAGAACAAAAAGTTAAAAGATATGGATAAGGTTGATTTGTTGATAATCAGAAAAAAAATATTCAAAGACGATTCAACTTTTGTGAATTGGTGGGAGCGTTGAGGTCATTCGTGCCGCACGACGCATTCCAAAGTATTTTGATTCTTATGTTACTTTATACGTTTAAGGTAACATATAATCTTTCTTATGTTACTTTCATTACTTCTGTTATAAGCAATTTATGAAATTCTGCAACCGATGAACATACATAAAATTATTGGGCAAATAAAAGACTTCCTCACGTTTAATATTATAAATTATTCTTAAAGAAAAAAGAGGGCAAGTCTCATTAAAAGCAATGTCTAAGAAGCTATCATTTCCTATATTTTTTGAATAATAAAAGTATTCGCAATTATCGTCTGTTTCTAATTCTTCAAAACCTAACTTAATTAGCCAATGTCCTGTTAATATTATAGGTTTCGCAAAGTCTGTATATTCTGTCAGGGGGTGTAATCCATAAAATTCTGGATCATCTTCTTCTTGATACATACCAAATTTAGATGAATACCCTTTTTCTAAATGTTCTATGAAGTCTATTTTTATAAAATTGCCCCCTCTGTCTTTTATGAAATTACCTAATTGTATTTCTGAATTTTTAATCATATTTGTTATTTTGTGAATTGGTGGGAGCGTTGGTTTTCTTAAAGCTAACAACGGGTATAGTTAATTTTTCAACTAACCATACCCGAAGCGTTATGGGTAATGCTAAACCAATAGCTTTTTTAGAGACTGAGAAATCATTCTTAACTGTTTCCATTTTATATCGCTTTTTATAGCTTCTTCTAATTGGTTTTCTTCTTTATATTCTCTAAAGTGTTTTAGTAATTGTTCACATCTTGCATCAATTTTACCTATTTCACTTTCTAATCTTTCTCTTAATGTTTGTTTCATTTTGTATTTGATTTAATCCGTTTCGTACCTCAAACGGCACATATTACAATTCGTTAGAACGCATCTAGCCAGTCAAAAAAACCCGCCACTTGCAGAACTACGCCTCCAATCAGGAGGAGCATAAACACCAGAAATGACAAAAATGCCAAGTGTTGCAGGTCAGTTGCTGTGTCGTAGAACTCTTCTTCTCCGTTTTCGTTTTTCATGATTGTATTTGTTTACTGTACTTGTCTAATTCATTTTGAAGTGAATCGCCGAACTTTTCGACGGATGCAATAGTAGCATCATAGTTTTTTAATTCTTTCCGCTCAATTCGCTTCACCCACATTGGGAGCGGTTTGAAACGGTCATCGAAACTGATGAAATCCATCCATTCTAAATCTTCGTTCACCACAAACGCTACAGTGATTTGCGGCAAATATTCGCTCGGTATTTTGTCATGTCGAATGTACTGAACGTGGTTAGAAGTGTTCGGGCATTTAATTTCGATTCCACCATCAAAACCTACAAACCCGTCAGGTGAGTACCCTAGAAATTTGTAAATGTCTGAAACACAAAAACCCGCTTGGTGTACTTCTCGAAAGTTTAACCTTTCGTACAATTCAACTACGTGCTGTTCGTAATCTATCCCTCGTTGCATTGCATCGTTGGAGAACCCTTCGGGAAGCGTAAAACTACTAAACCTTTCCGCGATTATTTGGTCTTGGAGCGAGAGCCAAGCGGATGATATTAACCGCTTGAAACTCGTTCCTGATACCATTCCGTGTTTTAGTTTATGCCATTCCTCGCTACGCTGGGGCATATTAAATACTTGCATCCTGTAACTCTTTAAGGTGTTGGACAGTTACTTTGTACTTGTCTGAAATAAAGCCTGTGGTTACTGCTCCGGTACTCAATGCTTCAATAGCTTTAGCCCATCTTTCTGGCTCATCAGGGGACAATACTGGCTTAGATTGTGGCTCCGCAGGTGGAGATTGCGGTAAATCTTCTCCCGCATAAATGTAGTGACCTAAACCAAAGAGTGCTAAATTTTTGGTTAAGCAACGCATTATTGCTGTGTTTATGTCAAACATAGAAGCCGCTTCGCACTCCTTTGCCCCAAACCTTGTCTCGTAAGTGTACGTAACATTTTTTTGAGACTTATTAGCTCCATCGGTAACGGGCAAGTGCATAGGCAGCGTTTCTCCGTTTATGGTAACTTCGGTTGAAACTAAGTAGCCTAAGTCTTTATCGTATAAGTACGGCTTCTCTCCGAAATAAATGGTCTTATAAGACGCTTCTGGAAACTTTTCTTTAACAATTCCCCATGCCCAAATCCATGAGAGATAATTGAGTTTGCCTTTTTGTTTTACTTTGTGATTGCAGTTTATTATTGACAAAATGCTCCACGTCTCGTTCTTTTTTTCGGTCATTTGTTCTGGTTGGTTAAGCCCCTTTCGGGGCGTTTGTTAAAATGGTAAATCTTCTTTGTTGTCTGCTATCAAAGCAGTAGCGGGTACGTTCTGAGATGGTGCTTGTGTTACTACCTCCGACTCAGCTTTGAATACCTTCCAAGCGGCAAGGGTAATGTAGAATTTGCCGTTGTATTCGTTCCTCGAAATGTTGAAGTCTACCTTAACTTCGCCGCCTACTTTGTTGTACTTTTTGAACGCTTCTACCTTCTCTGCTCCGAAGATTTCAAAAGCATATTTATTGTTGTACGCTTCCGTCGTTTCGAGTGTAAAGGTGATTTTCTGCCATTCACCAGAGCCATCTTTTTTTTGTCCCTTTTCGACGGGCATGATAGCCTTGATTGTACCTGTTCTGTTTAATCCTTCGTTCATTGTTTCTTGTTTTATTCCGTTTATAAATTCGTCAAATGGGTGCATTTCGATTATTGCCCGTTATTTATTACAAATAAGCCATCTTCAATTTTTCTAACAGTAAACACTTTCCTATCCTTATCTTTGCCAAAGTTTTTTAAAAATAGGTTCGCAACGTCCTTAGATTCAATGCGAGATGATTGGTTTTGGGTGGCAACTTTAGGGTATATCGAAAAGCCTATATTTTCGTTATTAAACTGCATCGCTATTTCATTTCCAATTAACCCAAAAGTTACATATCTATAACTTTGGCGTAATTGATTATTCATAGTCATTGCGTAGTTGCCGTTTTTTTTATTGTACCAAACAGAAAACTCATTTTCTGATAATCCCTTTCGGGGCTTATTTTCCTTGGCGAACTCAAAAGGTTGAAACTTGATCATTATTTTTTGTGTTTATAAAAGTTTAAAAATTAGCAAAAGCACCATAAAGCAATGATGCAGAACCCCCACGCAGCTGCGTAAAAGTATGTTTTTAGTTTCTTCATACAATTGGAAAGTACATACAAAATTACTACGCTCGTTCATTAATATACTCTTCAAGTTTTTGGTAGAAGAGTCCTTTATCACGCCACTTTTGATAGATAAATTCTACCTCACTATAAAGTATATCGTAATCTTTTGCCGTTTGTTCTATAAATCCGTTTTTCTTCATGAGTAGTCTTGAATTTTGATGAATACAGATTCATTCAATTCCAAAGTATCCCAGTCGCTTTTTGTGATAATTTCTTCGCTCTCGATTGTTTCAAGGAACGCTCGGAGCGTGTAGCACCTCGATATGTCGAGTTTCTTGAAATAGCTATGAACGGAATCTACTGAAAGAAAAACTTTGCGTTCAGGAGGCAACCCCAAACCCGCTCTAATTCGTTGGCGTGTAGCGGTTGCAAGCATTGCCGCCCGAACTAAGAGTAGTTTAGCCCCTGAGTATGCTTTCTCAGCATCCTCGTAGTAGTTTGGTTCTACTGCTATCTGAAATAATTCGTGTCCCTTTGTCATAGTTTCTCTATTTTGGCGTTAGTGTATTTGGTTAATTTGTTTAACATTGTTTCGATTTCAGACAATATCACTTTCGCTTCATCGGTCAAAAGAACGGGTTTGTGAGCGTTGTTAATTTGCTCTAAGTAACTAACTAACTTCACCTTGTCAGGAGCGGCAGCGGCTTTTTTGGCATCTTTTTCGATTTGCAATTGAGCTGACTTTTCGTTCGCTATTCGCTTGCTTTCAGCGTCAATCAATCGTTGCTTCTCCGCTTGCTCTGCATTAAGTTCTTTTTCTCTTATTGCCGCTTCTTTTTTCAGCTTTTCATTCTCTAGTTGCTGCCGTTCTCTCGCTTCTGCTTCTGCTTTTTCTCTTGCCTTGCGTTCATCTTCTGCCTTGCGTTCTGTTTCAATTTTTGCTTCGTGAGTAGCTTTTAGACCACCTAAGAAACTTGTAAAACTTTCGTCGCTCATTGCTTCAAATTCAATCCTATTGATTTCGGTAAACTTAGAAACCTCGTTAATCCTTTTTTGAGTTCTCAACTCCTTTCGCTCCGCTTCAAACCTTTTTACAAAGTCCGCTTTCCACTTCGCTTTTTCCTCGATAGCCTTGAATTTGATTTGCATAACTTGTTTAGCTTTGAGCCAAAGTTTATCCTCTAAATCGTACTCCGCTTTGAAGTTTTGGACTTCACTACGTTTTGCATCGAAGATTTTCTCGGCACTTACTCGTGCATCTTTTGAGTTTTTCCGAGCAACTTCTGCGAGGTCGATGCTCATTTTGTCGTAAATGTCTTTTACGACAATTTCATCTACTTGCTTTTCCCATGTATCTGTTCCTGCAAAAATTTGTTGCAGAACATTTTGAACTTCCTCTTGTTTACTAGCTGAGACTTTTACAGCCAATTCGCTTACTTCTGGCGGCAATGTTGTTAAATTTGTCATGTTCTTTTGTTTTTAATGCCCCGCCGTACACGAATACGTCGGGGCGTTTTTTGTTATGCTAATTGAAGTTCTCTTGATTCTTTGCGGCGATTGTCAACCGCTTCGCCTTCGCGGTCTGGAACCTGCGAAAGTGTCATTCTTGCGTTTTCTAAAAAATCAATTACATCATCGAAAGAATTAACCTTTCGATTGTTGAGTATTTCCCTGCCACCGTTCACTTCGTGAAATACTTCAACCGATCCATTGTGAATCATTGGGATCAGTTCGTGATAAGTGTTGTGGCATTCGTATTGGCATATTGCAAGCAAATAAAGGGCTTCCGTTCTCATTGTTCTGGTGTTTGATTGTGATACAAATATAAACAAGATTGGTTTAGTAAACAACATTAACTCAATAAAAGGTAAAGAAAATATAATTCTAGCTTAGTCGCTTTCAATAATTTGTCAAATCCTGCCTGAAATTTGAGTTGAGTTTGTTCATCGCAACTTCGTAAATCCATTAGCACATCGAAGTATTTTCGAGTTTCAACAGTTAGTTGTTGCATTTCGTCAAATGTTGAAACTTCTAAATACTCAGTAGCTTCTTTTTCTTTTTTATGGATTACCTGAAAATCCATCCCATCAGACATGGCAATAATTGCGTTCAACGCTCCGACCTTAGTCTTTTCATCTTTGATAAGGTAGGTGTCAAAATGGCAACGAACTCGCTCTGATATTTGCTTGAATAGCCTAAAATCGGCAATCGCATAATCTGGAAAGTCATTATATTTTGTTAGGTGCGAAACCATTTTTACCAACTCGGTAGCACCTCTTCTTAAAGCTCCCCTTTGTTTAGTTTTATGACTTAGAAAGGTTTTGTTTTCTATCGCGTTTGCTGATTCTCTAAGGTGAAAGAACTGCCAAGCATCGTCGTAATCTTTATTCATCGTTTTCCTATTTTGTTGTTTAGGTCTATATTTTTGAATATTTTCGGCAAGTATTTCAGCAGGGCGAAACAGCCGATAACAAGCCCTATTAGTGTTAATATTTCGTTCATGCTCCTTGAATTTTCAAAAATGTGATAGATTCGATATTCTGATGTCTATTATCTTGTACGAGGTAGTACTTCGCATCAATGAAAAACGTATTTTTCACCTCTGACATACTTAACCCGTCGCACTCGTAAGATTCAGTTATAACCTCACGGTTCCCAAAATATTTAATTGAATAAGTTACTTTGTACTGTTTCATGCTTTGTTTGCTAGGGTTTGTAAAAGGTCAACGTGCTGCTGCAATACTACCCGAACGTGATTCCTGAACCTTTCTGTAAGAAAGTCAGCCCTTAAGAGTTTTGATATAATTGATTGTGAGTATTGCTGATTAGTGTACACGTAAAACTTATTTTGTATCAAAAAATCAGCTAGTTCGAGCTGTGAAAGATTCATGTCTTTTAGTAACTTCCTTAGTTCGGGTGGTGTCATTCTGTTGAGATTAAAACGTTGAAATTTAATTTTGATAATTCTTCTATTCGGTATTCTTGAATCTTGCTTAGTACGCCAGTAGGCTTTTTGACTTCGATAAAAAGAACATCGTTCGGTTTTAGGCAAATCAAGTCAGGCACACCGTTTTTGTTAGCTTTGGAGATTTTCAGCACGTACCAACCTAGCTTCTCGTATCGTTTGATTATTTTGCTTTGTATTTTTTGTTCCGAAATCATTCTTGAAATGTGTTAGTGTGTAGTTCTTTTTTTTCATTACTTGATTGTATATTTTTGACTCAATGCCACCTTTCGCAAACAGCCAAAAAACAGTATTTTCGGTGCGTTCTTTGGTCGTTAATCTATCCCGACTTTGCCAATAACTAACCGCTGAGTGGTCTATGTTATAGTACACCAAATAATCAGCCTGACGTAAGCTAATACCTTCACGGCCTGCTTGGATTTGCAGAGCGATATACTGAAACCCCTCCATATTGAAGGCATCTAGCTCGGTAGTCAACTTATAGCCTAGTACCTGCTTGAGGGCATCAAGTTCAGCTTTGAATTTGTAGAAAATCCCCAGACGTTTGCCCTCAAAGTTATTGCGAATGTATTCAGCTTTTGTAAGGTCAAAAATGATAGCGTTACCACTTTCGCCAATGGCGGTTCCCGAAAAAACTTGTTGAATTTTACTTTGTTGCTTCACGGCGGTATCTGCCAAGATTGTGTCAGTTTTTCCTCGATAAATACCGTGCGTTGCCAAGTCTTTTGCGATGGCATACGTGAACGGTTTCATTTGAACTTCAATCACTTTTTCTGTAACCTTCGACTTGAACCCCGCCTCTTCCTGCGTAAAATCAATTATGTACCCCTCCAGAAAACGATTGATTTTTTGTTCATCAGCTTGGGAGTAATCACTTACATCTCCGTAGCCGAAATTCTTTTTTGTGATGTTGACGAAATCTTTCGCCCATTTGTAAAACGTCTTATACTGAGCAAACGGACTGAAATTCGACACCCAAAACTGGTGATAGAATTGACTGAAACTTTCGGGCGTTGGCGTACCGGATAGATATATTTGCGGCAAGTGGGCCCACCGCTTCTTAATCTCGACAGCTGAACCGTTCGGTTTCGGGAACGCACCGTTTCTGTGGTGTTCGTCACAAATTACTATATCGAAATTACCTTCTACTTTGTGAAGAGATTCATAGTTAACTACCTCGATACCGAATGCGGGGGTCATTAGTGCGTAATCGTATTGAATCGAACTAATAGCTTTCTTTTTTGTAATGAATAAGACGCTTTTCTTCTTTAACAGTTTGCAGGTTAGTAATGCGGTTAAGGTTTTGCCGCAACGAACCTGCATAGCCAAATAGACAATATTTTGCTTTATAATCATTTCGGCGGCACGGGCGGCAATATCTTTTTGGTATTCTCTGAATTGTAGTGTCATAGTTCGTTAATTTTCTGTCTTATGTAGCCTAGAGCCTTATTTAGCGTGCATTCCTGCTCTGTTGATATTTGATGTAATCGAAGATGGCAATCTCTGCAAAGAGAAATAATTTCCCTTAGCTCGTACTTAGTCAGCATCCATCGATAAGTATTATGGTGTAAGTGAATATTTTCTTCTGAATCGCATATGTTACATTTGCAATATTTCTCCTTATACTTTCCAGTCTTCACTTTTTCTCTTACAGACTTCCAATATTCAGACCTTAGAAATTCGTCATAAGACTTGTACCCATGATTGCGTAGGATTGAATCCCGAACTAAGTACACATCTTGTAATGTCCTTTCGGTTTTAAGTATCCTATCGACAAGCCCATCATTACTTACGGATAGCAAGTACACATCTCTTTTTATGTGATTGATCATATCATCTAAGGCTACATAGTATTCATTGAATCCGCTTTTTGCTGCTACCTTTCCTTTCAGTTCCTCTAATACCTCTAAGTTTGTATAGTCCATTGCTGTATAGTTTAGCACCATTATTTATAAATTTTGCAGGAATCCATGATTGTATTATTTAAAGATTTGTTAAAAAAATGAATGTGTCAACCGTGTAAACCAAAGTGTCAACCAAGTGTAAACCACAAAAAAGGTCGTAACACGCTGACTTATAGGAGTTTGCGGGGCGTGTGTAAACCAAAAGGCTTGGTTGACACTTAGTATTTGTATTTTTTATTTCCATGTTATTTTTTTTATGATTTTCGGGATTTTGGTTTACACGGTTTACACTTGCTCGTAAACTATTGAGTAGTAGTAGGTTAAGAGTAAAAATGTGGTTTACACTTGGTTTACACTTGGTTTACACTTGGTTGACACTTTTTAGCTCTTTTTCGTACTTATAGAGCATATTCCGAGAAACTCCGAGTAATCCGGCAGCTTCTTTTTTGTTGACCTTTGGGTTGGCAGCCAACATTTCTAAATATTGGTCTTTTTTGGACTTTTCCTTGTTTTTGCCTTGAATAGACTTTAACTCAAAAGACTCAATACTATTAACCTTTATCTTTTTCGCCATCGCTATAAAGTACTTACTAAGTCGTTCAGCTTTGAGCACGCTCTCCTTACTTATAATTCCGATGTTACCATCTTCGCCGTTGAAGTAGCAGTATATTGTGTTGAGAATAAGAGCGAACCGAGGTATGTAGCTTTTTTGCTTTGGAAGCATTGATTTCATGTACTCGTTTTCTTCGTCGTCATTCTGGATAGTTGTTATTTCGTTGAATATCCGAATCCATTCAATTTCAGCCTGAAGCGATAAACGAGCCGTCATAGGGATTATCTCACCGTGGTCGTCATACTTAGCTAGGTTCTTAGATACATCGTCGTAGAAGTAGATTATAGAGTCGTTATACCATTGCAGCAACTCTTCGTTCATCTCCTTCTTGTTGTAATAAGGAACAGACATCTCCGGAAAGGATAAAAGCATCCTATCTATGAAGCCATTATCTTTGTTTTCCTCGGTGTATAATGAGTTGAGTATCGGAGCCTGAATACCACCCAGAACGGGAATACGTGGTTTTTCTACAAAAGAACCCTTACGTGTAAGTCTGTTCAGGTTTACCGATGCCCCAGACCATGTAGACAGCCAAAATTCAAGGTCAGAACCTGCACGGTATTTGTTCATGTCTTTGAACCATCCACCTAACTCATCTTTGAATACCCCAACACCTATCTTTGATTCTTGGTGAAGGTCTACCAACGCTTCTAAGGTAATATCGTTGGCTATAAACTGCGTTTTCTGCGGCTTCTTAATCTCTTCGCTTTGTTCCTTATCTTTCTTATCTAAGGACTGATAAGCTTCATACTTCTCGTGTTGCCGTATGTACCTCTTTATTTCTCGTGAGTTGATGTTCTCTAAGGGGAAGGTAATGTTCTTTATCGAGGGGGTTTTGCCTATGCCCGGTTCTCCTACTAAGGCAATCCAAACAGTAGATAATTCATCCCATCCAGTTTTGACTCGGACGTTCATTGTGCTCCCGATAACCGTGGATGCCAACCAAACTAAGGAACAACCCATGTAGTCTACCGAACTATTAAGGGTGTCGTTGCATTCCAATAGGTAGCCCTGAATCTTTGCGGGGAAGATGTCAAGAGGGAATTCTAAGTCTTCCTTGTTGATTGTTACGATAGGCTCGTAATTAATCTTTTTTTTTACTACACGAGTACCAAACCCCTCTCCGTAGATTGCCGCACCCGCCGCACTAAAATTACCGTTATGATTCTTGTAAGCATACGCCATGAACGGCGTAATTAGCTTTTCGTGTGGATATATTGTTCCGGTGCTAAATAGATACATACACCCAGAATCTTTGTAGACGTAGCCACTATGAGGGGAAGAGGCCCCGATTCTTTTTATAACGTATTTGTCTGATAGATTCCGAATAATGGTAAAGTCATTACCGATAATGTCTAAAATAGATGTCTTATCGTTGTAGTCGTTCCACGGTTTTACTTGTGCCTCTTTGTACTCCTTAGGCTCTTCGTGTTTTGGAGGCTCTTCTATGTAGTTATAGAAAGCCGAACACCCCCAAAGAACCTCACGGTCATAATCTGAAATTTCTTGAACCTGAGTATAGTTCTTTTCGGTGATGCAATTGTCGTAAACAACGCAATACCCCCCGATACCCCGACTTTCAATAACCGCCTCCGTCATGCCTTTTAGTTTGGCAATCTTCTTATTCCCAACTACCAACGGTGTTTTGTAGATGATGTGATACCCTGCGTTAAGAGTCTTGTAGATTACGAACTTGCTGTCAAATTCGTCTATATTATCACGGAGAAAAGAAAGGTATTCCTTCCAGAACTTTTCTTGTTCTGAAAGGGTAGCAAACACCTTCAAATCTACGTCAATAACCTCGATATTATCGAAGCCAGTACAGTACCCGACATAGTGAGCAGTATGAAAGTTTGATGCAAACTCTTCCTTAGAAGGAGCGGTTGTTTGATACCTCTTCCAAGCTATTGTTGGACGTTTGTCTTTCGCCGTCGGGATTAAGCTATAACCCTTAGACAGCAATAAATTTGCGTGGTCTAATGTTATCATTTGCTTATTTTTTGAATGTGAAGTTGTAAAGCGTCGGCACATTGTGCCTGAAAAATTACAGAATCTACGTTATGGTAAATCGTATTTCTGATATTCCCGCCCGTAAACCTCCTTGCAGATGGGGGCAAGTGCCCCAGTTCATTAAGATAGTCAGCTAATAGTTTGGTCGTTATTCCCGCCGACTTACACTTTGTGTAGTTATTCATATTTGTTTATCTTAATAAAATTGTTTAATATTGCTTATCACTTAATTAACAAAAAGCAAATTAAACTAAATAAATTCATTAAACAAAATAAATTGAACATGGGGAGTAGAAAAAGTTATTAACAGAGGGACATTGATGTCCCTCTGTTATCTTGCAGTCCGAGTACAAGAGACGCACTACGATGAAATTAAGGAGAAAGTAAAAGCCTTAATTCGCAAAATAAAGAACCAATCCAAATAATATTTTTTTATTTAATATCGCATTATTGCAAGATATTATGCGTAATGTTGTGACCCAGACCGCAACGTGATTTTAATTCCATCGAATTCGATGGAATTAAAAATAAGAGTTATTAAGCGGTATTCGGGGTAGCTCAGTTGGTTAGAGCCTGTTGTTTGTCGCTGGTTCGAGTCCAGCCCCCGAAGCGACGTAATCGAAAAAAAGGATTTGTCCACCACACGGACTACGTAAATTAGGCGATTGGGGTATCAGTCGCCGAATTTATTTCAATTGCGAAAAGGTTTATATCGGTTCGACTCCGATACTCGCAACTCTGTTTTGATTGAATAGATTAATTTAATTACCCTGATTATGTCGGTGTATATTTTCAACCGAAAAAAGATTTTTCCATATTTTGTTGTTTAGGGTAGAGTAATATCCCTGCTTCTGGCGGGGTATATTTTAACCTTCACAAAGACATTCCGTTAGCTACTCCGTGTTTATTCATTTGATTCTGAAAAAACTGAGTAGTTAACGGATTATTTCAACAACGGTACTGTAATTTCTGAAATACCTGATGTTATTGATTTGATGCCAACGAAATAAGTATTATCTTTGTAGCGCTCAAAACAACTAACGGTCACAAAAGCCGTACTTCATTAGTCGGCATTTTTTATGCCTTCTTTTTTCTATACATCGTTAAAGCGGTGTCATTTTCGCTAATCGGATTGAATGCCGATATATGTCCGTTAGGATGTTTTGAGCAGCGTATCATGGCATCGCTTTTTTGTGCCTATCACTTTCATAACTGATAAATACAAATGAAAGACTTAATTCAAAATTCTGAAAAAATGATGTCCAGTAAGCTAATCGCCGAAAGGACTGGAAAGTTACACACTAATGTGGTTCGTGATATTCGCAATATGATGGATGAATTAGATGAATCACATTTGAGTCATCTAAATTATCGTGAAACAAAGGACAACAGAGGGTACACCGCCGAAGTCTTCCTAAACGAACGCTTATCGCTTTGTCTTGCGTCGGGTTACTCTATCAAACTTCGAATGATGATAATCGACGACTGGGCAAGCATGAAGACACAAGCCCAACTTCCCCAAGACCCCATCATATTAATGCGGTTGCAACAAATCGAGTTCGATAGCCGATTAAAACAAGTTGAAGCAAGAATAACGACAAGGCCAGAATACTTCACAATTGCCAGGTATGGTTCGCTGAAAGGAATACAAGTTGGATTGAAACGAGCCGCTGAACTTGGTCGCAAAGCATCAAATATTTGCAAGGCGAACGGTTACGAAATGGACACAATCCCCGACCCCCGATTCGGACGGGTGAAACTCTACCCCATTAAGGTTTTAGATTTGCTTTTCAATACCAGTATAGCGTAATTCATCAAATCCTACGGTCAACCTGCCGTAGGATTAAATCAAAAAATGCAATTATGGACCTGAAAGATTCAACCTATATTGTAATCGAAAGGCTCACGTGCAATTATTACCTCAAAAGATTGACGCCAACATTGTGGCGAAGAACCGAAAGACCCAAATTCATTATAACGCTAATGACTCAATCAGAAGTTGTCGATTTCGTAAATGAATCAAAAGAACTTGGATGGTCGGTCGAACGTTGGTCAGAACAATTAAAATGGAAAAATCGCTGAAGCAATCAATCCAAGAAAAACAGACTTTTTTTTAAACTTAAAATCGCTATATTGCGTTATATTACAATGTAAAATATGTGGGGGAAGTCAGAAATTTTATGCAAGTAGTTGATATAACAAGAATTTTAGAGAATCAGGATAACCCTAGAACAATTAGTAGCGAAAAGTTTGAGAAACTCGTAAAGTCAATAAAAGACTTCCCCGAAATGCTTAAACTTCGCCCTATCGTAGTAAATAACGATATGATAGTACTGGGAGGAAACATGAGACTAAGAGCGTGTAAAGAGGCTGGGTTAAAAGAAGTCTCAATAATAAAGGCAGAAGATTTAACCCCAGAGCAGCAAAAAGAATTTATTATAAAAGATAATGTAGGATTTGGGACGTGGGATTGGGATATACTTGCTAACGAATGGGATGCAGACGAAATAACGGAGTGGGGATTGGATATCCCTAATTTTGAAGTAGAACAATTGGCAGCCGAAGAAGATGACTTCGATACAACTCCACCGGACGACCCATTTACTGTATTAGGAGACTTGTACGAAATTGGAGAACATAGACTGCTTTGCGGTGATAGTACTTGCAGTGATACAGTTGCCAAATTGATGAATGGCGAAAAAGCTGATATGGTTTTCACTGACCCGCCGTACGGGATAAATGTAGTTCAAGGGAATAAGTTTGGAGGAGACAAGATTGTTCCCGCTAAACAATATAGTAAAGTAATCGGGGATGAGACAACCGACACAGCAAGGGATTTTTATAATAATTGTGTCTCTTTAGGGATGGAAAATTTCATTATTTGGGGAGGTAATTATTTCACAGATTTTTTAGATCCTTCTATGTGCTGGATAGTATGGGATAAAGAAAATACGGGGAACTTTGCTGATGTAGAACTGGCATGGACATCTTTTGATAAGGCGGTTAAGTTATATAAATGGCAATGGAATGGAATGATACGAAAAGGAGATAAGACTATCGAAGGAAAAACAAGGGTTCATCCAACACAAAAACCCGTGGGATTGTTTGTCGATATATTTAAAGACTTTGAATTTAAAATATGCTTTGATGGATTTTTAGGTTCTGGATCAACAATTGTAGCATCCCACCAGCTAAAACGCAAATGTTACGGGATGGAATTAGACCCCAAGTATTGCGATGTTATTGTAAATAGAATGTATAAATTAGACCCAAGTTTAGTAATAAAAAGAAACGGCGAGTTATGGCATACGAAACAAGAGAATTAGAACGTCAGGCACTTGAAGCGATAGAGAAACATAAACTGTTTTTTATCGAGGACATTGTTGCTTATATGCCATGTTCTGCCGCTACCTTTTACAACCATGAATTAGAGAAATTAGAGACCATTAAAGACGCTCTAACGAAAGTTAAGACCGAAATCAAGGTTTCCATGAGGTCAAAGTGGTACAAGTCGCAGAACGCCACGTTACAGCTTGCTTTGATGAAGTTATTGAGTAGCGAAAAGGAACTTCGACAACTATCTATGCAGCACGTTGAAAGCAAGCAGGAAATGACATTTGTTTGGAACGAAACTAAGAATTATGGACCTGACGAGGAAACAGACCAAAGCACTTGATTCGTTAGAATCGAACGAGGTTAACGAACTTGTCTTCGGCGGCGGTGCGGGTGGTGCAAAGTCTTTCCTCGGGTGTTTTTGGATAATTAAATCAGCCCTGAAATATCCCGAAACCCGTTGGATAATCGGCAGGGCGAAACTTTCAACCCTGAAAGAAACTACACTTAATTCATTTTTTGCCGTTGCTAAAATACAAGGCATGAAAGCTGATGTACACTACAAGTATAATCAGCAATCCAAAACAATCACGCTAAATAACGGCTCGGTAATACTTCTAAAAGATTTATTCCTATACCCGTCCGACCCAGAGTTTGACGAACTCGGTTCACTTGAAATTACGGGTGCATTTGTAGACGAATGTAATCAAATCGTTTACAAGGCGTGGACTATCCTAAAATCAAGAATTCGATATAAGTTAGACGAATACGGAATCACGCCCACCATTTTAGGAACGTGTAACCCCGCAAAAAACTGGGTTTATACCGAGTTCTACAAGCCGCACAAGGATAAGGCGTTACCTAAAAATAAACGCTTTATTCAGGCTCTTTTAACAGACAACCCGTTTATCTCAAAGCATTACAAAGATAATTTAATATCATTACCGGAAGCGTCTAAACAGCGTTTGTTATTCGGGAACTGGGAGTACGACGACGATAAATCAATATTAATTCCCTACGAAAATATATTAAACACTTTCACAAACGCTTTTGTAGATTCAGGCACAAAGTATATTGTTGCCGACATCGCCCGATTTGGTGGAGATAAGACGGTTATCGGCGTTTGGTCTGGACTTCGATTATTTAAGATTGTGACCATTGACAAAAGTGGGTTAGATGAAGTCAAAGAAGAGTTAGAAAGATTGCGGACACAATACCAAATCCCATTATCAAATATAATCGTAGACGAAGATGGTGTAGGCGGCGGTGTCGTAGACTTCATGAAATGCAAAGGATTTGTGAACGGGTCTAAAGCCCTGAAAAATGGCACAGTAGAGCAAAATTACCGCAACTTAAAAACTCAATGCTATTATGGAATTAGCGATTTGATTAATAATAACTTGATTTATTTCGGCATTGACGGCGTAGCCAAAGAAAAACTAATCGAAGAACTTCAATATGTCAAGCAAAAGAATATGGACAAGGACGGGAAACTTGAAATAATGAGCAAAGAGGACGTAAAAGAGCAGTTGGGGCGTTCCCCCGATTACTCCGATATGGTCATGATGCGTTACTGGTTCGAAATAAAGCCCAGCTTATCGTGGGAAGTTGCATAGAACACTATTTTTTTCGTACATTTGTCCTGCCAAGACCCGTTAATGCTGCGTTCTTAATTTGAACGCAATGAAATCCAACTATAACGAGATTATTTTCGATTACGTCAAGAACGTAAATCTTCAGCATTCTGCTCCACTACACAAGTACGCAGATTTGTATCAAGTCAACTCCATTCTATTTGCCCTGATGAATTACAAGGCAGAGAAAGCGAGTCAGGCCAAACCCATGTTATACAAGGTAAAAGACCAAGAAGCCGCAAAAGACTTTCACAAGTTTAATGGTTTTGCAAAAGATACCTATGAAACTAAGCTACTCAAAAAAGCAAAAGAAAAGGGAGTCGAAGAGATTTACCTAGACGACATTACCGTTACATCCCCTTATTATCGAACAAAACGACTGCTTACTAAGCCAAACGAAACGCAATCGTTCGGAGAATTTATTTACAGCTTATCTGCTTTTTACGATATTTCTGGGTTTAACCTGATTAATACACAGAAAGTAGATGGTCAAGTCGCTGCGTTATATTCCTTGCCAACTCACCAACTCACTATCGAAGGTGGAAGCCCGCAGGACCCAGTTAAGGCATATCAGTATGATGGGTTATTCACCCAAAAGTTTGACCCAAAAGACTGTCACGCTTTGCGTTCGTTTAGCACAAATTACAATAAGATGGGTTCGCACCTGTACGGAACGTCAAAAGTTCAAGTATGCTACGCCGACCTTCAAACCTACATCGCAGCATTAGAGCGAGAGCATTCAGCTTTCAAGACGGGAGATTCCGCACATTTGCTCTTCCCGAAAAACGCAGATGCCCAAATCGAAGCCAGTAACGATAACACGCTTTTGCAAAAGATGCGTGACGGAATCAGGTCAGCACTCTGGAAGAAAGACGAACACCGTGTCGCCCTCGTTGCTCAGGAATTAGGACATATTAACTTAGCAAACCCAATCGGGCAAAGTATCACGCTAGAAGTCAAGAAGGATATTCGCGAAATATTAGCGGCGGTATTCATGTTGCCGCCCGAAGTTGTTTTTAACGAATCGTCATCCAGCACATACAATAACGGTAAGGAGAACGGGCGTAGAGCGTTACATCTTGGTGTATTCCCCTTTCTTAACAAACAAGAAGAAATATTATCGGAGGAAATTATTAGACCCCAAGCAGGATTAAAGTTCTGCTTCGACAAAACCACTTACGACGAATTAACATTTGATAAGGTCGAAGAAATGGCGAAAATGAAAGACATCGACTTTTTAACCCGCAAAGAAAAACGTCAATGGTTTGATTATGGCGATGTAAGCGAGGGCGATACGTTTGAAGATGCAATAGAGCCAGTAACCCCCTTAAATTTTGATTATGGAAACAGTTGAGGAGTTACGATTGCACTATGAGAAGATGAAAGAAAAGAGCGAAGCCCAAACTTACAGAATGGTTCGTGCTTACCTTTATAATACCTTAATTCGTTACAAGACAATTGCCGTTAACGAAGCCCCCGCAGCAGCCGAAAACAGACTAAACGAAATTCAGCGTGAGGACTTTCAAAAGCTGTTTGAGGAGATTTATTTAAAAGTTGGACTGTTTTTTTATCAAGATCAAAAAAATAGGTTAGAGCAAAACAAAAATAAAGATACGCCCAATGTCGATTTTTTTAGTTTGATTTGGCGGCAAATTGTGGTTAATGCTACTTCGACTTTAGAAATTGCTTCACTAATTACGCGAGTAACTGAAAATACAAAAACTATGATCCGTGCGTTGCTCGTTAAGGCAGCAGCCGAACGGATGGCTCCCCGTGACATTGCGAAATTATTCAATGCGGAGAAGGTTATCTTTGCGAAGTCTAGGGCGTTAACCATTGCACGAACGGAAGTTGGCAGGGCGGCAAGTATTGGCATAGAACAAGCCGCTAAGGACAGTCAATTAGAATTATTAACCGTTTGGCATCATTCCGCAATTGGCAATTACAGAGAGAACCACAGACCGTTAAATGGGAAGTATGTAAAGAAAGGTGAGGTGTTCAAGGTTGGCGATGTGACAATGAAATACCCGCACGACCCTAGCGGCGGTGCGAGCGAAGTGATAAACTGCCGTTGCACTCATAGCTACGTTACGCGAAGGTCAGCCGAGGCGTTAGGAATCGAGCGAAGTTAATCGTTTATAATCAAGGTCGAGAGTTCTAGTTCTCGCTGAATCACAACCACCCTTTTATTTTGCAACTTACCGACAGTTGCGTTTTTGAAACTTTTGATCATTTTTTCATCTTGTTAATTCTATGAAACTGCACTACGTATTGATAGAATCCTGATAATAACCTGCTCAGATATTTCGTGCTTTTCGCATAAAGTCTTAAGCAATTCGTAAAATACCGACTCATCCTCAATGCTCACGGAACTATGAGTAGCGGTCAATCCTTTTGACTCTCGCAACTCCGTGCAGATTTCAAGAATGTTATTAGCAAATAGCTCACCGTAGCTTATCGCCCCCTTGCTGTCCAGACCGTTGGCGGTTCGCACCTGCGATATGGTCACTTTCCCACGAAACTTTACGCCAAATCTCAACTTGGTTTTATCTCTCATATTTTTGCCCGTGTTTGGACTAACTCCGAAGTACTTTGATATGTCTTTGACCTGACATACATAATCGTCATGGTATTTCATTTGAAGTACATATAAGTAATGGTGAAGTACAAATATAGCCAAACCGTTCCATTATCGCAATATTAATATGTTAGTTTGTATAAAACGGGGTAATAATATGCTGTATAAATCGCACGGTAGTAAGTCAAGTATTCAGGATGTAGACACAAAGCAAGGAATTGTAATGGGTTATTTGTCGGCATTTGACGTAAAAGATAACGACGGCGACGTAGTGCGGAAAGGGGCATTTGCCAAAACAATTGCCGAGCGTGGCCCGAACGGCAAAAAATCCATTCGTTTTCTCCAAGACCACGATAAATATAAAAACGTAGGTCATTTTCTGGAATTAAAAGAAGATGACTACGGACTGTATTATGAAGGAAAAGTGGGGAACTGGACAGCAGGGCAAGACTACTTAAAAATGGTCGAAGATAAGATCATAACCCAACACTCAATAGGCTATCGAAAGATAAAAGAACAAATGAGTATTGAGGGTAATATTCTTTCTGAATTATACCTAGCCGAGGGGTCAGGTTTACAAGTAGATGCAGCTAACCCGTTTACCCCCGTAATAGGCGTAAAATCAGCCGCAGATTACGCCGAATTATTTGAAAACCTTACGAAAGCCATATCAAGTGGCACGTATTCAGACGAAACATTTAAGACGGTAATCATACCGCAATTTGAATTTATAAAAGAGCAAATAAAGCAACTCACAAAGCCGTCACCAGACACTTTGCCGACGACAGAATTTCTCGAATTAATCGAACAATTTAAAATCTAAAGCAAAGAATGGAATTAATTGAAATTAAAGCCGCAATCAAAGAGCAAGCGGACGGAATCAAGTCGCAAATAGACAACCAAAAGCTAGAGTTTATCTCTATGGTTGGAGAAAAAGCCAGCCAACTAGAATTAAAATCCGCTCAGGATAAGTTAATTGAACTGACCGACTTATTAACTAAGCAGCAGGACAAGCTAGACAATATCGAACTAAGTCGCAAAAGCACGAATCAAACGGGTTCGATATTCGCTAACCAGTTAGCGGAGAAAGTATTTACAAAAGACAACATCCCAAAAATAAAAAGCGGGATGAGAATGACGTTTGACGACATTCAGCTAAAAGCCGTATCGGATATGACACGTGGCTATTCTGCCACAGCAGGATTGCGGGACCTTTTTGCCGATGTTGAAGCAGGCATTGCCAAAGCCCCAAAAGCAACGCCAAATGTATTGGATTATATCCGAATCGGAACAACTAATTCAGAAATCGTAAAGTGGGTTATCAAGACAGCTTCGGAAGGCGGCGTGAGTCAAACTGCCGAAGGAGCCAAGTTCAATCAAGTTTCTTATAAGTTTGACAAGGAGCAAGCATCTGCAAAGAAAACAACCGCTTATTCTAAAATCTCAAAAGAGAACATCGAAGATGTAGATTTCACGTTGAACGAAACGATTGTCGAGTTACGCGAGGATTTCTTAATCCAAGTTGGAACCCAAGTACTTAGCGGAGACAATTCAGGCGAGAATCATAATGGTATTATTAACCAAGCAAGTGCTTTTGCTCGTCAGGCAGGCATAGGAACCTTAACGGGTGTCACTATGCGAGATGTTTTAGAACACGCATATTTGCAAATTCTCGTAGCCGGTAAGGGGAAATATACGCCTAATGCCTGCTTAATTAGTCCAGCAGACTTGACGAAAATTAAAACAATTAAAGACAGCACAGGACAGTACGTAATGCCTTTGTATCTTTCAAACACGGGTTACGATGTTAACGGCATTCCTTTGATTGCTGACCATAACATTACGCCGGGAACTTTTCTGATGGCAGACTTTACGAAGTTCGCATGGTTCAATTACCGAGCCTTGACGATTAATACGTATGACCAAAACGAAGATGATGTCTTGAAAGATTTTATCACAATCGCGGGTTCGCTTAGAGCCGTATCACGTATCAAAACTCCAGAACTAGGTGCGTTTGTTAAGGGGACATTTTCAACGGCGGTTACTGCATTACAAGCGTAAAAAATATGTATAAAGTTGCAATTGAGTTTGCAGGGTTAAAGGTAGGGGCAGTTCTAACGAACGTCCCTGCCGAATACCTAAACGAACTTATCAAAGACGGTTTAATTACCGAAATAAAAAACACTAAAGCGAAAAAATGACCTACGGAATTATCGTAAAGAAGTCGGGTGAAACCATCGGTGCGGAGCCAGTTAGCTTATCGGACGTGAAGCAATATCTAAACGTAACTTTTGATGCTCACGACGCTAAACTAACTCGATTAATTACGTCTATCCGTGAGTCGTTAGAGCAATTCAAGAACGTAACACTAATAGACGAACGTAGTGTTAATGTGTCTTGGCAGACATTTTGTGATGATGAACCCCTCCCGTTTCTTCCAATTAAGGCAAACACAACCGTTACCGTAACAGACCTTTTAGGCGTTGCGATTGATGCAAGTTTGTTCACATTGTTAGATACGGGCGGTTTCATTACCTTAGTTGGGGAGTTTCCCAACGGTGTCAAGCTAAGTTACATTACATCAAAGCAGTCTATTTCAAATAATATCAAAGAGTTATTGATTCGCTCGGTAGCCTCTTGTTTTGAAAGCGATATGACACCGAAACAATCAGTACGCAAACATTTTAATTATGTCGAAATCTATTAAGCCTAAACTAACTCCCGAAGAAATTAAAGAAATTACCGATTTGGTTTTTTTGACCAATACGAGTATCGACGGGGTGGTTTATCAACAAGGACAGCAAGTTCTTTCGGTTTCTTTAGGCATTGATAAAACAAGATTGGACAATATTTTAAACCGCTCATTAGCACGATACAAGGACGATGGAGAATTTTAGTGAACCAATTCAGATATGTTCAAAGGCAAAAGCGACAGATGCAGCGGGTGGCGTAATCGAATCAATCGAAACAATTCACGACACAGTAAACGCAATTATTACGCAATTAGCCCCGAACAAGGATAGCAACGGCAGCCGTCAGGAGTTCGGCCAAAGATACAATATAGAGATTTGGAGGAACCCGACTTATGACATTAATGAAAGTTACTACATCAAGTTCCGTTCGTTTCGCTTAACGATTCAGTCAGTTTTATTCACCCAAGATGATAAAAAGGTAATAATTATAGCAGCACGATGAACGGTTTAACCAATTTTGATGAATGGCGAAAGCAGGCAGAAGCCTATAAAAGAGCCGTGAAGCAAGTAGCACAGCAGAACATTGAAGAAGCGGCGGGATATGCCGAAACAATGGCGAAGGGTTCCGCCCCCGTTCAATACGGTTTTCACCGTCAGAATATAAAAGGCTCCGTTGAAAATGCGGGGTACACGGCACGGTTAACAGCTAACGCCACATACGCACCTTATTTGGAGTTCGGTACGGGTGGCGGTGTTGACGTTCCGCGAGGATTTGAAACGATGGCAAACCAGCTAAAAGGGCGTGGGATTAGGCAAGTAAACCTACCCGCACGGCCTCACATTATTCCCGCCGCATATTCGGCACTTGACTTTTTGACACGCAACATCGAAGCCGATTTAGATAAGTTATGAAAGATGCTACGTTCTATCTGCTTACTGAAATTTACAGAATCCTGAATGGTAACGTTTCGGGTGATGTCTTTTCTATTGAGCAGCCACACAGCGAAACGTTTAATTTATTTGCAAAGGTTACGAGCGGGTTTATGACTTCGAGCAACACAAAAGACACCTTCACGGGGACTTACGTGGCTAACGTGGACGTAATAAATCGAGTAAGTAACACCGCATTAAGTTACGCTGCCTTAGATGCCCTTTGTAACGAGATAACAGCATTATTAACGCCAACGCCGAATCAAAAAGGCATGGTTGAGAATAACGATTTTAGCCCAATTTATGTACGGGTAACAGGAAGCACAAGTTTCACGGACACAAACGACACGAACTACATTTTACGACGAGTTTTAAACATTGAATCACGAATTAAACAAAAATAATTATGAGCCACATTTTAGGTAACAACTACCGTCTTTCTATCGACATGGGTTTGGATACTCCTACTTGGAAAACATTTCAAGACGAAGTAACGGTAACATTAACGCCAACCAATGATAAGGTTGAGGTGACAAGCAAGGACACGGGCAAGCATAAGAAGCACATTAAAACGTTGCTCGATCACACCGTAAGCATCACGGCGATTGAGAACAACGCACCCGGGGCAAACTCATTGAACTACAATGACATTTACTCTTTGTACTTACTGAATTATTCAGATGCAAACGGCGGTGTTAAGTCTTTCAAGTTACAATCAACCGTTTCGGGTGATAACCTATTTTCTTTCACCGGATTTGTTGAATCCCCAACCCTACCCGCTCCGAATAACGGATTGGTTGAGTATTCATTTAACGTACAAGTTGTTTCGCTTCCAACCATTGCCCAAGTAGCATGACATTTGAATTAAAACACGGCGAAAACGCCCTTTCACTTTCGGTAAGCGTAAAATCTATGCGGATGGCGTTGGCAACGATGCAAAGTATGGGGTTTAACGTCGAAGCCTTAGACGTATTCACGCAAAGCGAATTCATGATGGAGTACGCATACAGTGCTTATGTCTTACAATGCCGCTTAGACCGCAAGCCAGTTGCGTTTAACGTGGTAGAGTTTGAGGATATTATAACCGCAGAGGTTGAAGAAAAGATCAGTAATTTACCTGAACTTTTTGAAGAATTAGCAAACTCTTTGGTCAGTACCGTTGAAAAGCAACAAAAAAAAACGAAGGGGAAAGTCAAACCGACGATGAATTAGAAGCATACTTTTGTGGTGAACTTGGGCTTGCTCCTACGCTATTTTGGTATCAAATGACGTGGCGGCAAGCCCTTAACCTTTCAGAGGGTCACAGAAAAAAAGTAGCCCGCGAGTTTGACCGTGAAAAGTTATTGCACCGAGGCGTTTATACAATGATTCATAACTTCTTAGTTAAGGAGGGCGACCGTAAAGAAGCCCACGTACTTTACCCGACTGAATTTGACGATCAGCAAGAAAAAGAAAATTATAGCATGCCAATTGCTAACGTGAAAAACTTATTTTATACAATATTTGCCGACAAGGTTGTAAAGGATGAATAATAAATTATTTGTTGACATAGATGCACTAACCAATAAGTTCAACGCCAAAGTGAACGGGGCGATGGATAAGCTGCAAAACTTTGGCGATAAAGCTACAATGGTTGGCGGTGCGTTATCTATTGCAATAACCGTTCCGGTATTATTAGCGGCAAGACAAGCCATTGCTGCTGCTTCTAATGTAGAGGAAGCCCAGAATAAAGTTAACGTTGCCTTTAAGACTTCATCGGGTGTTATTCACGAGTTCGCAAAGGACAGCCTAACCAATTTCGGTATCAGTTCAGGGGCGGCACTTGACGCAGCGGCGTTGTTCGGCGATATGGCTACAAGCATGGGCATCAACACCGGTCAGGCAGCAGAAATGAGTAAAACGCTTGTCGGGTTAGCCGGAGATTTGTCAAGTTTTAAGAACATACAAATAGACGTAGCAGAAACAGCCCTCAAATCAATCTTTACGGGCGAAACAGAAAGTCTAAAAGGTTTGGGAATTGTAATGACGGAAGCCAACTTAAAGGCATTCGCATTGTCGGAAGGTATTCAAAAGAATATCCGTGACATGACCGAAAGTGAAAAGGTCAATTTACGGTACGCCTTTGTAATGGCAAAGACGACCAACGCACAAGGAGATTTCGCCCGAACGTCAGACGGGGTGGCAAACCAAACCCGAATTTTAGAGGAAAGTATTAAACAACTTTCGGCGGGATTTGGAGAGCGGTTACTTCCGATGTACGCCAAAGTATTACAGTCAGTTAATAAGGTTATTACCTACTTTGACAACTTAGACGGTGGCACAAAGGATTTAATTTTGCAAGTCGGAGGTTTAGCCGCCGCTATTGGGCCGCTATTGTTGGGCGTTGGTGGGGTTATTCAATTAATGCCAGCTTTAACGTTAGGATTTGCCGCACTCACGGGGCCGATTGGTTTAACCGTTGGGGCGTTAACCCTCGCAGGAGTTGCCATTTATAAATATGTAGATGATTGGGAGAAGGCTTTCGCACGTATTGAAAAGGCATATTTGCAATTAAAAGTTGTAACGGGTGCGGTGTTTGGAAGCACCACAGCCGAGGTAGACACATCGCAAATCGAAAAACTAAACAAGGTTATTGGCAGGACTTACGAAATAGCTGATAAATTGTACAAAAACCCTGCGTTTGACTTCTTGCGGGGGGGGCAGTCGTCTTTTGCGGGTATGGGTGCAAACATCCCGAAAACAGCACCAAAGCCCACTAATCCACTTGCGGGACTTGGAACGGGGATTGACGGAGTAAAAAAATTAAAAGAACTTGCCAAAAAACACGATAATGCGATTTTAGATTATAGGCTCAGAATCCAAAAGTCACTTGAATTGGCACGGTCTAAAATAGCTGATGCGGGGGCGGGTATTTCGTCGATGTCGAGCATTACAGCGGCAGGAACGGGCGGGAAACAAATTGGAAGCCAGATTGCTGAACTGTTCGATTTAGAGGGGTTTGGGGATAATTTGGATAAGCGAGTCGAGGAAATTAAAAAAAAGATAAAGCAAGCCGCAAAAGGAATCGGCGTAACCATGACCGAAGCTGAATTACTAATAAAAACTGCAAAAGAAGCATCTATGGACGTAGCTTTTGCAGAATTAGCCAACGGGTTAAGTGAGGGGATAGCATCCATTTTTAATCAAGATATAGATTTTAGCTTTAAAGATTTAGTCGGGAAAATACTTAGTGCAATTGGTAGTATGTTAATATCAATAGCGACTCCATTGGTTGCGGCGATGGCGTTTGCAAATGTCGCTACTCTAGGAACGATGTCAGCCCAACAGGTAGCATCGGTAAAAATGCTTGGTGCTGGTATAGCTATGAAAGGTAGCGGCATGGCAATGAGCGCGAACACAAACAGTAATTCGCAGATAAGTTCTCCCCGACAAGGCGGCGGGAGTTTCGGCGGCAGTAGTGGGTTTACTATGCCAACCCTAAATTTGAATATTAACGGAGTCTTAAAAGGCAACGGAACAGAACTACAAGCAGTACTCAATAACACTCAATATTCTTGGAATGGCTAAATCACTAAAATATTTTTACGAATACAAAGATTACCGCGAAACCCTACACCGTGTGGAGATACACGTGGAAGGTTTTGCGGGAACAGCCGTTGAGTTGGCAGCGGGGGGTGAACCGTTCAGTATTCAACAAAACAAAGAGGTAGCACAGCAATATTTAGGCGGGTTAGTACCTACAAAATTTAAGCTACAAGCCGTATCGAATTCAAATTTTAATGCTGCTTCCTTTGTCTCCGAAAATTACGGAGATGTAGCTATCTTAAAAAAGCTAGACAGGGTAGTTGAGTATGAAGGGATTTTAACTCCTTTTGAATCGAAGGATTTAGACTTGCCGAACGGAATGTTTGTTACTGATTTGGAAGCCGAATTGGGAGTCGTCTACCTGAAAAACGTTACTTACGCCCATACTACTAATAGAATTACATTATTAGCGGTAGTTAAGAAGTGTTTGGATAGACTAAGTTACTTAACAGCGTTTAATTTTGAAGTAATAGCGAACGGCGTTTTATCCGTTGATAATGGCGGCGTAACAACTTGTACGTGGTTCGATTCGTATATTAACGAAGAGAACTTTGACGGGTTAAGCTGTTTAGACGTTTTGAATGAAGTAATACCTTCATATATCGAATTAACGTTTGACAAATCAAAATGGGTTCTTCGTGATGTGTCCGAACTGAATGCGGGCAACTCGGTTTCAAAACTCTATAACAACGCCTTAACGCTACTTTCAACGTCCGACTACTTACGCCCCACCGCAACGATACAACGCTTGTCAGGCGGCAGCTTTGGTAAGTCTTTTAGCTTTTCTAACATCACCGTTCAGAAAGAAAAGAGCCGTAGAAAAAAGTTGTTACCGATTGGCGAAATGGACAGCGTAACGGGATGGACCTACGACGGCGGCGACTATGAATCAGAGTTGATGGAGTTCGCAGACGGGAAGTTATTCAATAAGGGGTTTTCGTCTTTTCAGGGTAGCAACAACCTAACCCACTACATCAATGCGGCGGGGGTTTCTTACTTTCCAAACAATAATATATTCGAGAATAATGAGTTAGAACAATTAAAAATAAGCATCAAAGCCGAATCGCAGGGAAATCTAAGGAATCTGCGTTTCCAAATAATTGCGGTTCAAGTTGGTTTGAATAAAAGCTACTTTTTGACAAATGAAGGGGCGTGGTACGAACAAGTTGACGGACTCTCAAATACTCCGATTTACGAAGTTCCAATTCAAGAACAAGAATTTACGATTACTCTACCAAAACCGCCACATAATCCGGGTAACTTTCTTTTTCGATTACCGCAAAGCGACGGGATATTTTCAGACGATTCGATTATACCTACGACTAATATAGAGTATAAGCTATTTATCAAGGTGCTGCTTCCTGAAAGGCTAGGGTCAGTAGACCCCGCAGCATTCGTAGATTCAAGAATCGACTACATTAGAGTAAGTCAACAAAACCTAATTGATATCGGAGCCGAAGGGTTTGAACGCTCGTTTGGTGGAGCCATTAAAGCCGATAGGACGAACAATCTACCCGTAAAATTTAACGTCGGTTATCCGTTAGAACCGAGTGGGTTAGAAACGCTTTACCCTACCGCCGCGGCGACTACCTCGCTAAAGTTCTTCAAACCCTACCACAACGGCACGTTTAAAGGTATAACCGAATACATTGCGGACAGATATTTGAGTAGCCTATCAAAGCGATTAAAAACGTATGATGGGCAAGTGAACAGCGAATTGACGTTTGGTAGTATTGTCGCAATCGACTCCGTAAAATATCGGGTTCATACTTACGATTACAATACTCGTACAAGATTTGCAAAAGTTCGATTAGTAGAATTGACCACCAACGCAGTAACGGCAAGTGTCCAAGACCTAATTAATCCATTCAACAAAGCGGTTGAGTTGGCGTTACGCAACATCCCCCGCGAAGGATTAAAATACGACACACTTTTTGGAAATGAAAATTTCACAAGTAAGCTAAACGGGTCAGGGCAACTGGTTATAGGGTTACGTTCACAACTGCGAGCCGAAACTTTCTTAGCAAAGGCGGGTGAGGTATTCTTACGCAAAGAAGGTAACGAAGCAGGAACGGGATTGATTTGGGTTGATAACGATTTGACCGAAACCGATTCGATTAAACCCGTAACGGATGGATTCGCTTTCAAAAGCGAAGATAATGCATATACCGCCATTCTGGACTTCTCCGAACTTACGTCCAATGTCGTTTTGAAGGTTCCAGTTCTTGCAGCAGACAGCACAATCGCTACGGATGCAACGGCATGGATGCGTGGAGCCACGAACGTATTAGCCGCAAAAGATTTCATCGGTTCGGCAAGTGGGGACTTCGACATTGGGATTAAGCGTAATAACGTTGAGATATTAACGGTAAAAAGCAGGGGGGTTGATATTGATGGAAGGTTGAGCGTAAACAATAACCTTACGGAGTCTGTCAATTTCAAGAACCTTTATTTTTCCAATCCACTCGAATCAGCCACGAACTTTGCAAGGAGCGGTATATTTAACAACGCCGATTACGCTTCCGTAAATGGCGTTAAAAAATGGAAAATAAAAAACATAGGGGCAAACGATGCAGCAGGATTATTATTTGGCAATAGCGGGGAAATTGACCTTATAAGTGTCCAAAATACGGGGGCAACGGAGAAGGATTTGACACATTCTGAATTGTTAGATAATTCGGTAATGTTTATTTCTGCGAGCAAGCTAACGGGATTTGGCACACGGACCCCGCAAAGTATTATTCACATTGAATCAGATGCTCCCGTTTTGACCGTAAAAAGCAAAAACGGAGGAAGCGGATTAAGAATAAACGTTTTGAACACAAATAGTTCCCTTTTTCGCGTTCAGCTCGAAGGGAGTACTAAGGCACAACTAAACACGTCGGGTGAATTAAGTATAAATAACTTAAAGATTTCAAATAATGCTGCGGTTGGCAAAGTTTGGCAATGTAATAACGCGGACGGTTCGGGCGTATGGACTTCTCCGTTAGCTTCCGAAAGATATATTGCTGAATGGAACGCAGGAAGCGGAGTCGCTCCATCGACAAGTCCGACAGAGGGCGACTATTATAGAGTAAATGGAGCGGGAACTTACGCAGGTGTTACTTATGCTTCGGGTGATGATACGTATTGGAACGGGTCAGCATGGTTGCTGCGAAAAAATTACTTAACATTGCCGAAAGCGACATTGGGCATATTAGGTGGTATCAAAATTGGGTCAACGCTCGAAATAGACAGCAGCGGAATCGTAAACCAAAAAACGGGAGTAGTTACGGCGGGTGATTATCAGGGAGTAACGGTAGACACTTACGGACGGGTGACGGCGGGAACGAATCCAACTACGATTGCGGGGTATGGGATTACGGATTATAATAGTTTGTGGGATGCTCGCTTAGGAACGCAAATAGCTTCGGCTAATTATTGGACAAGGGAAGGCAACGGTCAACTTAATTATAGCAACAAGGTAAATGTTGGTCTAGTAT